AGTGTTAAGGTATAGTCTATTATCAGATTCCTTGTACCATAAAGTGTGGTCTGCACTAGCAGAACCATCGGGATTACTACTCAAATCAGCAGCAAATTGCACACCCGTAGGCGCGCTGATGAGACCTGCACTTGATAATACGCCCACAGTGAGTGTGTTCGTTCCAGCATTGTAGGTGAATGCTGCCTCAGCAGTGAATCCGCTTGACCCGTCATTGTATTGCACATTTCCTGAAGCACCGCCCGGTGAAGTAGACACACTACTTGATGCGAATATCTTGACCCAAGCAGAACCAGTGTATGCGAATACGGCTGCAGAGTTACCACCGACTGTAAAATCATTATTGCCGTTCTCCCATGTTATGACATTGCTACCATGGGCATTGTTCACAGTGACTATATGTCCGGGTGGAAAAGTTCCACTGGGTGTGTATGTAAGTGAAGAGGCTGGTGTAGCGTGATAGAAGTTAGGACCATCGAACTTGACTGTCTCAGCATCTTCTGTTACCTTGAGTTTGTCAGGACCGAGTCTGTGTGTCCTTCGAGCCCCTCCCTGCTTGGCACTGAGATACATCACATGGTCTCCGTCTCCACTGTGAGACATCCAGAGAGCACCTAGTTCACTGTTAGTTAGTGCTCCGTTCTCATTCCCCCCTCCATGCATTCCGTCTAAGTCACCATGACTGTCTATTCTATTGCTGTCAGAGACAGTGGCACCGAGAACCCCAGTACTCATTGCAGTCATGTAAATTGGTGATGGACGAATGTAGGTTCGGCGGTCTAGAATCTCTGATACTGTCATATTTAAGTCTCCAGTACCACTACTATAGATGCACTTCAAAACAGCGAGAACCGTAGTCTGCTTGGATGAGAGTGAGTTATTCGGGTCTGTGAGGAATCCTTCTGGCGTAACTGGATAACCACTAGTGACAGGAGTGCCCATCTCGACATAGATATTCTTCTTACTAGCACTACTATCAGAACAGATATAGACCACCAAAAGGACAGACTGAGCCGCTGTGAGAGCCGATTGACTCCCCTCTATTCGACTATCTTCAAGTGTTACAGTATAATCATCTGCTGCATTACTGTCATAACCACCACCGAAGGGGACTATCATGCCGTCAATCACAGCATAACCACCTTTGACATTCAAGACATTGTTGGTGGCTGTTACAGCACCCGGCATATTAGCAGGTGTATTCCTATCCGTATCGCCTGTGGCACCGTCTTCCAAAGCCAAAATTCCATTTCCATGTAATCCCTCATACACATTTGTGAAAGAAGGAGAGAGGATATAATCCCCATCAGTCAAACCAGTAGTATGTCCAGATTTCACATTATTTCCCATATTCTCACCGTACTTCGATTATTAGTTGAATCTTCATTTCATTACTGGAACTCTTTACAATTGGGCGGAATACATGTCTAGTTATGGGTGTAAAGTCAGTGGTCCCGCGTAGTTGCACATAGACTTCCTTCAAAGTCTCATCGAAAGTATCGGCGGTAGTCAAAGTCCCCTCTACAAGTAGAGTAGAGTTGTCTATGACCTTCACTGTAGGTGTGATTGTCACAGCGGGTCTACCAGCAGAACCATCGCTGGATGTTGCAGGCGTACCATCAAAACCCAGAACCATCTCATTGATGTTGGCGGCTATTGTATCAATCATGAGCCTTTTCAGGTGGTCATTTGCGGACATTACATATCACCCCTGAGAATAATCGCATCCCCTTTATTCAATCCCATAGGCTCGTAGTTCTTACCGATTCTCCCTCTTAATGCGTTTTTCCCTATGAGAAACCCAATTGATGAAACATGTCTAAGTTCAATAATAGGAACTGCATGTACATCCAAATTATCGAAGAAAGATAGATTTTCATCTTTGATTTGGTTGGTTTTCTCAGGAGTTTTCGTTGATGATTCGGATATACTACCTGCACCGATTTTTCGCAATACACCTTCTATGCCCGTGTCCAGAGTGAGGAATTTGAAATTGCTGAGTCTATCACTCAATTTGTGTTGAGTTTTCATAACCACATAAACTGAGGTCCCATATTGTACAAAATCACCCGGACGTATGTCCCAAGCATCAGGATGCCCTTCTGTAGTAATTGCTCCTTTCATAATAGAATTTGCTTTGAGTATTTGTCGCGCTACTTTCTTTGCATCTTGTGTGTTTTTGATTGATGCGTCAAATATGGGTGAGACATTCTCCAAGATATCAGTGTCATATTTTCCTTGTTGTCTTGCAGCATCATCCATAGTAATAGTCAGATTCTCATTCAATGCTATGGGTATTCCTTGTACGGTAATTCTATTCTCTGTATTTTCCACAGGACTCTTATCTTCATTTCCAAGTCTCATAGTATTGTCCAGAAATCGTTTTCCACTAGAAAAATTGAACGGTACATACTGTAAAACTCCATATCTGTTGAATAACGAAATTCTATTATCATGTCTAGATACATAGCGTAGAGCACCCATTAAATTGACATTATTGAAATCAGCAGCAAGATATACATTACTCACCTTTCTTCTATTCCCACCTATATTCGCAACTGTAGGAGAATTACCTACATCCATGGCAGTTATACTTCCAGATATATCATTTCCAAGTCTCATAGCCAAATCAGTAGTTCTAAAACCTACATCTATAATTTGACCGAAATGCAAACTATCCCCTTCAAAGCCTAAATTACTTACAGACTTACCTCTCATGTTCCTAAGGTCTATCCTGAGACCACCAGATGTACTTGTGTATGTACTTCCAATCAGTCTTTGCATCGGATTCACGAAAGAGTACATCAAAGGACTGGGTATGTCTTTATTTGCGCTAAACCATATCCCTGATTTATCTGAATGACCGTCTGTTTCTTTGTGTGTAACCAATATACTACTCTCAGAATCTACATAGGAATATGCTTTTTCTGTACCTAAATCGTAGTTTTCAGCATTTCTGGCTTCTATCGTCACTTTATTCTGAGGTTGAATTTTCGCATAGTGTACTGCATTATCTACGAAGACAGGTTGCCTAATATCATTCATCACAGATGTTAGGGTAACATCAAAACGACCCACAGAAGACTGTATTAGTGTCATACTCCATCCCCACTGTGGTCTGTTATGCTAAATGAAATATCTTCTTTATGCCCCTTTCCATGTAATGCTTGACTGAATCTGGGCTTTACAGAGAAATCTATTCGTCTTAATTCATCATCTGTATCCTGCTCTTGCCGCCTTCTTGGAGCATCAGAACGATGATGCTGTAATGTATTGTCTGAAATCACCACTCTAGTCACTGGAGAGGAAAGAGATGTTTTATCGAAACCTGAGACTTCCGTACCGAGGAGTTTCGGTCCAGTACTACTTGGTGTAAGGAAAGTTCCAGTTGAATCGAATACGAAAACGGGTAGATAGGGGCCATCACTATCTGGTAAAGCCCTACCCGTAGCGATGTTATTAATTGCAGTTCTACCATTACTCATTTCATACGAAAACAGTCCATACTTGCCTCCTGATGATGCGAAAAGGTAGTTTTGAATGTATTGTGGAGAAGATGAATGAAGACTATTGTGAACTCTGAAAACCTCCACATGCTTAGCATCGAGAACTCTTATTGGTCTAAGAAGGAACTTCACAGATTTGTCCTTTTCATTGTTTCTCACAGTCTTCGTGGTGTAATTTGTTACATCCTGATACGGATTACTGGTATCATTGGCTCCGGTCAAAGTGCCTACGCCCCAACCAGTATCATCAAAAAGACCGCCATAACTTTTCGTTTCAAGCACGTAAGAGCCAGCGTATGGCCTGAATCCATTCGTGTGAGAGAAACGATATGCTGTGCTAGTAACAGAGCCAGCGTTTTGTCTTCCAAAGTTAGTCCCTGTATGATTTACATCAGAAATCGTATTGGTCCCCACTTGAAAAGCACCATGCAAAACGGCTCGCTGTCCCACATTTCTGTCAGTATGAAGACTGTGCGCCTCTGTATTTATTGCGATATGATTCTGCTCTAACTTCTCAATAGCCTCAGCATCAATACCAATTCTAGGGCTGGTTCTTGATATTGCATCCTTATGAGGAGAAGTACCTACGATTTCCTCTACTCTATCACTTACAACAGCCTCTGGTTTGAGTAGGCCGTTCTCTGAAATACCTAATCTGGCACTGATTCCTCTTGGCATCTCATCGGCTTGCAGTACAGCGTTACGGGGGCGTAACAACCCGTTTCCAAACAGAGGTTCTGCTGTGTTATGACTCAGAACCACACCCGTTTTGTGGATAGGGGCAGAAAGTTCGGTTAAAACATCCTCATTGAATCGCGTTGGATAGCGGACTCCTCGCCCATTACCCATATCACCAACACGAAGAGAGTGTGTGGGAGCGAAGACATCAACCAAGTCGTTATTGTCGCTATTGAGGTTCTCATCATTATCAGTTCCACCGAATCGAGGTATTGTATAGCCACTAGTAATACTCACATTACCGCTTGTAAGGTGCATCACTCCCTTCATATTAAATATCGGTTTTCCATTGTTCCAGACTCTTCGATGAGCGTTTCTGCTGTTGGTTCGGTCATTCTCATACGCATCTGCACAATCCCATGCCGGTCTGATGCCTATTCCACGCACTGGGGTGCGCCTCACAGCCTCTCCACGCTCATTACCCCACCAATCCACCAGATAATACTGAGAAGCCTCAGATAGACTTGATTTATCCATAGCCTCTTCATCACCCCACCAGTCTCTTCTAGTTCCAGCATTGTTAATCAAAGTCCGTACAGGGGTTCCGAAAGGTCTTGTCATCCTCCTACCATCACTGTAACGCACCTGCCAGTCCGCTTGGTCCTGAGCCACCATTCCTGTGAAATTGGTCTGCCTTTCCATAATTCCAATGTGTGTGGTCGGATATGTTGTATTGGAGAGTCCTGAACCACCTGCGTATGTCCATGTACGAGTTTCAGTCTGAACCAGTGGCCCAGCATCATAATCCAATGTTTTTATCCCTGAGCCAGAGGGAGAAACCTCGAAGTGTGCTCTAGTTGGACTGAGACCGTATGTAGGTTTGTTGTAGGCTTGCCGTACAGCGTTACGGTAGCCATACGGCTTCCTTCCTGAACTTGACATTATTACTGGTTGTATCCCAGAAGAAACGGAATAATTACCATTATCGTCATCATCGTCCCAGCCTCTGTGAGTTGAATGGGAATAATTCGCATAACTAGTTGAAGATGCATGCACACTCCAAGAAGCAGCAGCCATGCTGTAGAGGTCTAGTTTACTGACATGAGGCCCACCACGGCTTCCGCAGGGCCAAAAGCCTCCCAGCATA